CAAACCGAAACTCAACTTAGGACTGTTAAAATGGCTAATACAATTGACCAAGCCTTCATCAAGCAGTTTGAGACTGAAGTTCACATGGCGTATCAGCGCATGGGTTCCAAGCTACGGAACACTGTTCGCTCTACAAATGTGTCAGGCTCAACAGCTCGATTCCAAAAAATCGGTACAGGCACAGCCTCTACCAAATCTCGCAATGGTGACGTTTCCACAATGGAATTGGCGCACACTAATGTCGAAGTAACAATGACCGATCACTATGCGGCAGAGTTAATCGACAAACTTGACGAATTGAAAATGAATATCAATGAACGTCAAGCTGTTGCACAATCTTCCGCTGGTGCGTTGGGTCGTAAGACTGACGAGCTTATCATTGCTGCAATGGACGCAGGCGCAAACTCTACTCAAGTAGCCGATACAAGTGGCGCATTGGGTAAAGCAGACTTGCTAACATTGTTTGAAACATTCGGCACTGCCGATGTGCCAGAAGACGGACAGCGCTATATTGCCATGTCCCCTGCTGGCTTTGCTGACTTGTTTAATATCAACGAGTTTGCATCTTCTGACTTTGTTGGCCCGCAAAACTTGCCGTTTGCTGGCGGTATGACAATGAAAGAGTTTTTGGGATTCAAAATCTTTTCAACGTCTGCTGTGGCTGGTGGTAAGAACTTTGCCTACCATACTACCGCTATCGGTATTGGTGTTAACTCTGACGTATCTACAGAAGTTAACTATGTACCAATGAAAGTTGCACACCTTGCAACCTCAATGATGTCAATGGGATCAGTAGCCATTGATGATAATGGTATCTATGAAGTCTTAGATAACAACTAAAAATGGTGGGGGCTTCGGCCCCCATTCATACAAGAGGTTGATATGGCAAGTACGGCAGCAAACACTGGCATTGATATTTGTAGCAGAGCTTTAATCCTAATCGGAGCAGAGCCTATTACATCATTTGATGATGATACTACAGAGGCTTTGGTATCGAGTAATATGTATGAAGACATTGCTCGTCTAAATTTAACGACTACTCGTTGGCGCTTCTCAACAAACCAAGCGGTCTTAAACAGGCTAACCGATGCGCCTACTGGTCGATTCGGTTCAGCATATCAGCTTCCTTCTGGCTATCTGTTTGTTCACGCTGTCACTGTAAACGATTCTCAAATTGAGTATGACATTTATGGAAACAAAATATTCTGTGATGCATCGGCTCAAGATGAGCTAGTAATTGATTATACCTATAGAGCCCAAGAGCCAGATTGGCCTTCATACTTTTCAATATGCGTTGAGTATGGAATGGCATCTGTATTCGCTACAGCAATTGCAAGAGATCAATCTTTAGCAGCGCTTATGAACCAGCAATATGAGCGCATGATGGCTAAGGCTCGTTCAATAGATTCACAACAACAGAGTACACGCAAACTCATTACTTCCCGATTTATCTCTAACAGGAGAAGCTAATGCAGAGAGCAAGAATACCGCTGACAAACTTTCAGTATGGTGAGATTAGTCCGTCCCTTTCATCGAGGACGGATTCAGCTATTTATAACTCTTCTGCCCAAAGCGTTAAGAATTTCTTTCTTATGTCAGAGGGAGGCGTTCAGAAGAGAGGTGGCTTTAAGGCGCTGCATGACTTCACTGACATTACAGAAGACACAAGTGTTGAGCAGCAAGTTAGAATTATACCTTTTAACTTCTCAGATGATGAGCAGTACATCGTAGCTTTGAGCAATGGTAAGGCTCAGTTCTTTTTCATTCACCCAACGACAGGCGCTGTAACTAGCGCAACCACTGTGACTACAGACATTGATGGTTTAACCCTACCCTGGACTCAACAGTATCTGCATGAAATTACATATGCTCAAGGCGGAGATATTCTTTTCTTAGCGCATCCTACCTTTCAAACGCAGCAAATAGTTCGTACTGGTTTGAGTAGCTTTGAGGTTCAACCTTTTGAGTTTCAAGTGCGTGCAGGTGGCGCAAAGGTTTATCAACCTTACTTTCAGTTTCAATCTAGTGGCGTAACACTAGATCCCTCTGACACAACAGGTAACATTACACTGACAACAAGTGCGCCTTACTTTGACACCACTGGAAAACAAGATGGTGTTAAACTCTACTATCACGGCTCAGAGATAACAATTAACTCTGTAAGTTCTGCCACAGTAGCAAATGGAACAGTAACAGATGAGCTAGTAGCTTCTCTGGATGCTGATGCAATTAGAACCGTTGACGGCTCTAGCACTGTTAAGATTACACAAATCAATCACGGAATGGCAATTGGTGACAGCATTACAATAAGAAATGCTACAACAGTTGGCGGTATAAACGCAGGTCAAATTAACGGTACAAGATCAATAACTGGGATTGTTGATGAAAATGTTTTTGAAGTAACCGTTGGCGCATCTGCAAACACTACAGAAGATGGCGGTGGCAACATTGAGATTGTTACCCACGCTGCAACTCAACAATGGTACGAGCAGTCCTATTCTGAAATGAGGGGATACCCTGCGGCTGTTGGATTCCATGAGAACAGGTTGTGGTTTGGCGGTACGATTTCTCAGCCTGATACAATATGGGAAGTAAGTCTGGCTTGTATTATAACTTCGATATTGGCACAGCACAGGACAACGATAGCATTGAGCTTGTAATGAGCATTGGTGAAGTGGCTACTATACGACACTTTGTTTCCAATCGTGACATTCATATATTTACCGCTGGCTCTGAGTTCTCAATACCAACATTTCAGAACCAAGCGATCACACCAACTAACGCTGTGGTAAAAAGGCAAACCTCCTTTGGAAGTAGCTTCTCTAGGCCACAGCCTTTCTATGGTGCCACGCTATTCACTCAGTTTGGTGGCAGCACTATTAGGCAGTTTGTCTACAGTGATTCAGAAGATGCTTACAAGTCAGATCCAATCTCCCTGCTATCAACCCACCTAATCAAAAGTCCGATTCAGTCTGCGGTTACTATCAGCGAAGTGGGCGCATCTGATGCTGCTGTATTCTTTCTAAACAATGACGGAAGTTTAATTACTTATAACTTAAACCGCGTTGAGAATATTGCTGGGTGGACTACGTTTTCAACGAATGGGAAGTTTCACTCTATAGCATCTGTTGCCGATCATCTATTTGCTGTGCTTAGTGTTGATATGGGCAGCGGTTCTAATAGCTATATGCTTTGCCAGTTAGACGAAACGTCCAACTTGGATTGTTCTGACGAGTACACAGGAACGGCTGGCGTGTTCAATGTGTCTAACTTCTTTGAGGATGGCGCTATACTCGATGTAGTCAGTGGCTCCGATTACTTAGGTAAGTTTACAGTAGCTAGTGGAAACCTAGACGTTTCAGCAATTGACCCTACGGCAACCTCATGTGAGGCTGGCTTTGCCTTTGACGTTGAGCTCAAGACAAATCCAATTGATATTAATACGAGGGCTGGCCCCGTAACTGGAAAAAGAAGAACGATTGGCAGCGTAACCGTTAATATGACTGACACTCTTTCCGCTTCTGTTAATGGCGTTAAGCTCATTATTAGAAAGACAAACAGTGACTTTAGTCAGCAGAGAGTTCCGTTTACTGGCAATAAAGAGTTTAGATTGCTGGGTTACAATCGAGATCCACAAGTAACACTTACACAAACCGCACCATTGAGTTTGCAAGTTAATGGTCTAGTAGCGGAGGTATCTTTCTAATGAGCATAGAGCTAGTTACTCTTGGCCTTAGTCTTTTTGGCGCTAAAAAAAGTTATGACGCTAGTAAAGAGGCGGCTAAACAAGCAAAGGAAGTCGGCCAGCTTGAAGGGCGTCAGTTTGTAAATGAGCTATTCTTAGGGAAAGCACAGGCTATTGGCGCTGCAAATCAAAGGCGACAAGAGCAAACTGAAGCTGAGGCAAGTAACTTTGCGTTTCTTATAGGTAAACAGGGTAGAGACGATAGATCAGTCGATGCTTTCCTAAAGAGAAATCAAGAGATTGCAGACGAAGACATAGCAAACATTGATCGGCAAACTGAAATACTTTCAGCTAAGTATGCAACACAAGCAGCTGTTGCCTACACATACGGTCAAAATACTGCGTCTGGTCTTAGGGCTCAAGCTACAGCAAATCTGCTTACCAATATGTCCGACATAGCCCAGAATATGAGCCCCGGTCTTGTTAAGAGCCTTACTCCCGGTAATAAGGACACAGCATAATGCCAATAATTAGAGAGAAAAAACAGAGCAGAAGCGCAGGGCCAGTTGGTGTTGTAAGAATGAACCTTGGAGGTACTGAAAAGTATTCTCGAATTGCTGATGCCACTCAAAAACTCACAACACTTAGCGTTAGTGAAATGAGTAGACAGTCACAGTTAAAGGGTCAGAGGATGGCACAGGATGTTGATCCTAGTCAAATCCTTGCGCTAAACCCTGAGACCGGAAAACCAAAAGCATTAGATTGGGTGGGCGAAAACCGTCTGTTTGGTCGCGCTGGTGCGGAAGCATATGAGCGCGTTGTCCAAGAGCGCTTTCAGTCTTCTATGGAAACTGAGCTTAAGACAAAAGCCAATGAGATTGCGCTTAAGTTTAAGAACAATCCGTATGGAGCAGAGCAATACAAGCAGCAGATGGACGAGTACCTAAAGTCCATGGCTCTTAATTCTGAGGTAGATGGTAAGGCAACTTACTACACCAACTTTATTATGGATCAAGGCCAGCAGTACATTGCTTCAACCACCCTTCACATGCAAGAGCAGCAGATCAACAGACAAAGACAAGCTACAGCTCAATCTATTGTTGATATTAGCGCTGATAGAATAGATGCGGTTAGGCAGTATGCAGAGCTAGGGAAAGATGCTGGACCGCTTATAGATTCAATCCTAGAGTCTATTGGTGATGGAGAAAGTTCTTTTCTTTTGAATCAAGGCTCTTCTGCCAAATACGAACAAGCTGTTGCTGTTGCATATGCTGAAGGTGTAATCGCTAAAACCTTTGGTGATTTATCACATGAGTCTGCTGGGAATGTATCTGATGCAATTACACTAGGAGACCCCTCCTCTCTTACAGTGCGAGAGCGAAAAGTATTCGATGAAGCCTCAAAATATATGGTTCGGTCTGTTGATGTTGGAAATGGTAGAACTGCTAGGGTGCTGGACTATGAAGCATTGTCAGCTGTATCTGCCTACGCATCGCAATCTGCTGCTGATGTATTGAATGATTATACCTCTGAAATAAGGGCAAGTCGTTTTCTAATTAAAAAGAACTCTGAGTTGATGGTTGAAGACTTCACCTCTTCAATGTCAGATGCTATTTCGCAATTCGAGAACCCTGACCTTAATACGGTTGCTGTATATAGCTCGATCATTAATACATTTGAAAATCAAAAAGTACACTTAAGAAATGCAGGTCTTAGAAATGAGCTTTCGGTTGCGGAGTATACAAATCAAGTTCAACAGATTAGAGAGGCATCTTCAAAACAACTAATGCTTGTTGCCTTCGACAACGCAGAAGGAAGTCCTGTTGAAATTGGCAGAATGATTAATGAGGCTCTTGATACAGGAGATACAACTGATTTTACAGGAACCTCTAAGGCTGCGCTTGATACTATCCTTCAAATTACAACTTCGGCGGACAATGGATTTCTTGATGCAGTAAGTTCTGATTTTGTTTCTAACGATGCTAGGTCTTCTGCAAAGTATGC